TTCCAACGAAATCCTTTAAAGGAGCAATAGCTGCATTGATCTCCTCGCGAACCAAGTCACGAACAGCTGCAGCGGGTTGATCGAAGAAGCTCCTGTTACGCTGCTCATCGGTTGGCTTAGGAGGCTGCGTAGCTTGAGTCACGCGGTCCTCTAGCTCCTTCAACTTACTTCCTTGCTCATTCAAGGAGCGATTGTTCTCTTGAATCGTTTGAGAATAGACAGAAAGTAATCTATCTTTCTCAACATCTGAAAGCTTCGAGAAAGGCGAAGCTGGAGCTTTTGGTTCCTCTTTAGTAGGGGAAGCCTGTTGCCCTGAATTCGTCTCCTTCGTCGGTGACTCCGAAGCCGGCGGCGGCGATTCGTTTTGCGGCTTGCTTGCTGGCGGCGTCTGTGTTCCCAATGCCATTTGCTACCTCCGCGCGAGTATCGCGTGAATCATGTGAATCATCATAGAGCGTTTTAGCTAGATCAGAAACGAGGGAAACGCCCTTGGAATAACCTCGTTTCTCAAAAGCTTCTTCAGGAGTCTTAAACGATTGTAAATTACGCAGCGCCACCGTTTCCAAGGAGCGCCACAATTTGAGCCAAGCCAGCCATCCCCGGTGCTTGGCCATTTCCCGGAGGTCCAGCACCTCCACCTCCGTTAGATGCTGCAGCAATTCGATTCGTGGGGCCATTTGAGCCACCTTGCGACATGTTGTCGAGTTCAGCGAGAACGAGACGATCGATATTGCGAACATCGAAGCTCTCAAGGATCTGACGCATGGCTTCAGTAGCAGCGGTCAGACCTTTTGTCATTACTAATTGAATCAACTGCGGATCTTGAGACATTTGAGCTAACTGTAGCATCCCAGCGTAATACTGTGTGAGGACCTGAGAAACTTGAACCCAATTCTGACGATCCTGGAGACGATTGGACTTCTCGCCAGCGGCTCTCACTCGACATACTAATCCCTCTCGGATAACTTCAAGAGGAAGAGAATATAACTGGCGAAGAATCTCGCCGTGTTCAGACCATTGAAAATATCCAACATTCTTTGGGCCGAACTGATGAATATTGCAGAACACATCGAAGATTAGATCATTGATAAGCGATTTAGTATTCGAGTAGAAAAAGTCGAATTTCTGTTTAGATTCTTGAATCTTCGCAAGATCGGAAGTCGCGGTGCCAGGGGTGCCTGGAGCTGGCATACCGAGTGTAGTTTCGTTTACTCCAGAACGCATTTGAGAGAAAATGAGGTCTGACTGTTCTAGAGCGAAGGATGAATTTTTAATTTCGCTCATTGGCAGAGATTCGATGTATGACATGTCATCAAGGAACCACATCTTACCAGGAAATATTGGCTCTTTAGGACCATATCCCGATAATTTGTGAACCTTAAACATCTGCATGTTTGCGATAGTCCCGCTATCCAACGTCTGGCGATGACGAGTTGTGATGGAGCGTTGGAACTGTTCATTCTGCTTACATATACCTATTCCACGATAGCGATTCTCGACGGTCATGTAGTTGCCATAGCGATATGGCCGACGAAGATCAATGTGCCAGTTATAACGAACTGACATAAGGAGTTCAAGCTCCTTATTGTAATGAACTACGATCTCCTCGTCAATCCCGTCACCATCTACATCGAATCCACACCAGAGTTCTTGCCAATTGATCCTTTTCGGCCAGAGAGGAACGCGCTTTTCTAGTGATTCAATATGCTTCTCGTAATCGCGAGACTTTACTCCCGCCGCATATTCTGGCGAAGCATAGTGAGCTTCAAGTTTCTCGAATACGTCCTTATAGAAGAGACCAGCTTGACCAAGAAGCTTGACCTCGTATGGACCGCGAGAGTGTTCTTCTCCAGACCATGCAGCGGTCTGTGGGTCTTTCTCGGACAAGGGCATGAGAAAGTTCGCGTTGGGAACTGGATCGAGAGTTGCTCCGTCTTTCACGACAACTGGAAATTCTTCGTCCCTCCCTGAACCATCGGGAGCGGGACGAAGAGCCTTCTTCACGATCTTCTCATAACCACTCTTGCCAAATCCAGTTCCAAATTTCTCTAGTTCTAGAACGATGGAATCGATCGGCTTACGACACTTCAAATTATGCATTAATTCATAATCTAAGTGATCCTCTAAGGGATTCTCAAATCGCGTATATTGACCGTTGCGTGCCTGAACAGAAACAATTGGTTCTACTCCAAATATCTGTGTCATTGTTCGAGCGTGAATAGTTTCCACAGCGATGGCGGTGAGCGGAATGATGATATTAGCGGCGCCACGAAACGGAAATGTCTTGACCTCGGAGCTAGGCTTAGCCCAGTAATCTGTCTGGGCTTGCTTCAAGTCATCAATGATCTGAGAACGCTCGGCGTCGTGGTTGAGAAGCTCCTCTTTCAAATATGACTTGAGGGCCGCTTCTTCTTTCTCGCCAAGTTTCAGCAAACGTGGATAGGTCATTGAAGCACCCTGCAAGCTCCATAGCCAATTCCGCTCCAGAGGAGTTTTGTAAAATTCGATGTTTTATGGATAGGCCAAGTTCCAAAATTCATCCTGGGTACAGCCACACTGTCTGCATAGATTCCAGACACTGGTCCAGGCGCATGAACTCGCAGTATGGACCCACGACCAGTAGAGAGTTCAAAGGTACGGAGCCAGGCGGTATCCTTTCGTTGCTCAAACAAAATAATGGGCCAAAGACGTTGGGCTGTGTCCTTAACATTGATTACCACCGTATCATATAACGTTTGAGTTACAATTAAATTAAACGTGTCTGTGGTGACTTTCAAAACAGTATCGTGAACGATCCACTTCGTCTTTACCGTATCGTAACGTGTGATAATCTGAGGGATATTTCGTCCACGAACTTCAACTCGTGGAAAAAACGAGCGCCCGACAAATGCGCCAAGTGCAAGGAGTACGAGAGCAATCCAATTATTCTTAAGCCAATTCACTTATCTGTGCTCCGGCGATGAGAATAGAGCGCTTTTCCTTGACTAGCTACCCAGCGTGCAGCTTCTGGATAGAATAGTCGCAATCCAATGAGTAGGATAATACCGTGTTTAACTAGCTCAAGTATGACAACTGGCCCTCCCTCTACGAGCCAGATGTACAGATCACCAAGAACTATGATTCCTCCAAACAAACGAACGTACCAAGGAGGAGTCTCACTCCCAACGGCAATTGCTTGCACTCGTTGTGAGATTGAAGCTCGGTTCATATCGTAGAATATCCCGTTACAAAATCACGATCATTCATCATTTGCTCCTCCAACTTATGAACGTGCTCGAACCATTTCGTTTGACCTCCAGCCCTCCACACTTCCATCCCTTGAGCGAGGGCGTCGAGGAGATGATAATCGTCTGTGGCGCCGAAGTTGTCATATTCCCAATCCAAGTCAACTAGACCTTCGTGGAAAAAGATCTGGCCCGCCGCGAAATATTGAGAGAGTCCCTTTACACGTTCAAATTTGATTTTGTTCTTGGGAGGAATGTAAGGATAGATGTTAAAACGAATATTCCTCATCTGCATTTCTCGTTTGATCCAAGGCTCGTAGACAGCTGAAAATATCACATTTTCAATAGATACTGTTCTTGGGTTCCACTTCTGCACGAGTTGAAAGAGAAGCTCTATGAATTCTGGCGGGCGCATAAACTTCTTAATCGCGTCGAGAACAAATACTCTCTGACGCTCGTCGGTGGCGGTTACACAAATTCCTGGGGTGCCTGTTACTGAGGGATCGATAAGGATAACTCTATCTAAGTCACGAATGAAATATGTCGTGGGGAGTTTAGTGTCTGCTGTAAATGCACAAACGCGATCTTTTCCTAGAAAGTTAAAATATCTCTTCCACTTTGGATCGAATTCTGCCATCCCCGCGTGTGGATCGTTGACATATTGAGCGGCCCAAACTTTTGAGTTTTTACGAAGGATCGCGAGTGATTCTGGGGTGAACTTTTCTGGGAAAATAGGTTCGAGCTGGCCAGTTTTTGGATTGACTTCCTCTATACGCCTGATGTACTTAATCATCTTCGGCCCATATACCCTCATAGCATGGGCATATACGTCATCTAAGGAATATCGCGTTCCAATGAGGTCAATGTGATCTTTCGATAGCCACACGAGAAATGATTGAATGTTGTCGAACCATTGAATAGTTGAGTCGCGTTCGGCTTTCGAGTCACGAGCTTTATCTCCAAAGATATCATCGAGCTTGATCTTATTGTAATGGCGTCCCTGAGAACGCCCACCACATCCAATCGTATCGAAAGTTGGCTCGGCCCAATGACCCGAACGTGGGAGTTCGAGCTCGAAATTGTTCATGCGTTGAACGCGAGGAGATGGAATGCACTCAGGAAAGAGGCCCATGAGAACTGGGTTATCGGTAAAATGTTGAGTTACTTCATATAGAAACCTCACCGCACCTGCATGGGCTTCGTGACCGAGGAGAATACGGACATTTGTACCGAGATCGGATGGATATGGAAGCTCTGGAAGGCCACAAGCAGGTAAGGCGGTCTGAATTGATTCGGATAGATTACAAGTAGTTTTGAAGTGGGAACGAGGCATGAGCTGTATGCGAAATTGCTCCCATGCTGTACGTTCAATCCACTTACAATAGTGGTAGTGGAGAGTTTCGGAGAGCTGATTATATCCTAAGATACCCTTGGCAAGGAAGAAAAGGTTAGTTTTGGCGAGATGGCGCAGAGCATGATAGTCCTCGCTTGACATATGATCGTATTTCTTCTCACCTTGCTTGCGAGCGAGGTTGATATTATTCTCGTCTAGTAGATTATTCCATGCATCATTACTTGACAACTTCAGCTTCCTCCATTTTCTCGAGTTCTGCGAGTTTTTCTGCACGCTTCAATGATGCAATACCATCTCGGAGCTGCAAAACCAGCTCTGGAGCCATAATTATAGCTCTCTCGATGTTCGTGTTTCCCGCTTTCGTCTCGTCGCGCATCTTATTCAATCCCTTAAGTACAACAATGGAGCGATCTGCGACAGCAAAAGGT